ACACGTCTTAACGACCAGTACGATGTTCAGCGTCTCTTGAATGAGTACACGAAGTTGTACCAAGCCTTCACGAAGCAACGAGCGTACATTGAGTCCTCGGCTGGGAAGGAAGAGTACGAGCTGAGGCTCAGCGACGAACTGTGGGACTTCGTTCAGTCGCAGGGGAATGGTTACGCCTGGGTTGCGCGGCAGAGCACAACCGGTAGAGGATTCCGGCTGCACAACACAAGGGATGGCGAGTCTTGGCGTGTCGGTGGCCAAGTGGTTGGGTTAGGACTTACAGCCAGAGAAGCGATGCTGGACCTCGCTAAACAGATTGACAACCAAGAGAGGTTGAAGTGACGCCGGTTCCTCAAGACATGTCACACCCGACAGGCAACTGCTTACAAGCGGCGGTTGCCTCCGTCCTTGATCTGCCGCTTCATGGTGTACCGGACTTCAGCGGTGAGGACGGCATGAGCAAGGAGTGGCTGGAAGACATGGTGAAGTGGGCCAAGGAGAGAGATCTAGGTGTGGTTGTGTTTGACACCAACCAGGAGCCTCTCCCTGCGCTTCACAACGTATGGGTGGTGGCGGTCGGACACACTCAGCGGAATGGCCGGCTGCTCGAAGACGACACTCACGCTATAGTCGCTAAGGCTGACACGGCAGATGGGAACTTGGCCCTGACGATGGAGCACGATCCTCACCCTAGCCAAGCCTTCATTGAAGCAGTCAAGTTCGTAATCTTCTTTACCAAACAATGATCATGGGATTCAAAATCAAAAACAGAACGACAGGTCTGTTCAAAGGGGCCGGGACCTATGGTGGTTGGCAAAAAACCGGAAAGATCTGGAACAGTATTGGCGGTTTGAAGCTACACCTAGACCTCTGCCGCAAGTATAAAGAAACAAAGGCGCAGTTCCTGGCACGCACTTCTGACTGGGAAATTGTCACGCTTCAATTGGTGGAGTGTAGTACTACGGACATCGGAACACTCGTTGAAAGGATGTCTTGGCGGTGAACAAGATTAACGCAGAGCTTTTGCTAGCGTCTAAAAATGCAGCTACGGGGGACATCCTTTACTCGTGGCTGCTCACCTTTCCGAGGATCATTCTGGCAGAGGTGAACACTCATCGGATGTTTACCCGGAACACTTCCTCCAGCCGCGCAATACCCTCCTGGAAGATCCGTCGCGCAGTTCTTGACGATCCATTCACTCCGCGCTACATTGGATCAAACCAGAAGGGAATGCAAGCTGGGTCTGAGCTTTCTGGGTTCAAGCGTTGGGCCGTTGAGAGGATCTGGAACGCATCGAGACTCTCTCAAGTCGCGTCCGCTTGGGTGATTGAAAAACTAGGCGCACACAAACAGATTGCCAACCGTCTTTTAGAACCGTGGATTTGGACCCAACAGGTTCTATCTGCTACAGAAGTAGAGAACTTCTTCTGGCTGCGGGATCACGACATGGCTGAGCCTCATTTTCGAGAATTGGCGCGTCAGATGCGCCTGGACGCGAAACGGGTGAAGTTTTACTTTGAAGCGCTCAACGAGTCTGCATCCGTGGCCGACTATCGAGTGAACGTCTTGCGGCCAGGGCAATGGCACTTGCCGTTCATCACACACACAGACCGTAGCGCTTACGACCTGGAAACGCTCAAGAGAATCTCTGCGGCCAGGTGCGCCAGGACCTCGTACCTTCTGCCCGAGAACGGGATGAAGTCTGACGTAAAGCGAGACCTTGAGTTGTTTGAGAGGCTTGCGGTTAGGAAGGGGGACTCTACCGACCCGAGACACCTCAGTCCGCTGGAGCACCAGGCCGAGGCCATCAAGGATGGTATCTACGTAGGGAACTTTCGAGGATGGAAGCAGTTTAGGAAGGAGATAAGCAGCGAGGCTGGACCCTCTGTCTTAGCACAGAATGACCAAATCGAACAAGCTTTTCATTAGCCTTATCGACAAACAGATCGAGTACCTACAAACCGCACGAAACGCTTTGATCGGTGCAAACGGAGTGGCGGATGAATTGATATCCGCCTTAATCAAAGTACGAGCTGAAGATCCACGCAAGTCCGCGTGGAAGAAGCGCAAGAAGGATGGGGTGGTGTGAGCGGCCCACCCCTCCAAACCATTTATCTAAACGCTCCAGTCGCAGCAGCTACACTCACCCACGGCGCAGTAGCAGCGCCAGCCACACCGACAAACGCCGCTGGATAACGAATCCAGGCCGGTAGTGGCTTTGTGTTCTGAGCTAGATTGAACATCAACTGTCTGGTCTGCTCCATCGCCTCCGCTGTCTTCAGCGTGGCCTTGTCCGAGTTCTCACCAATCCTCTGCACAGTGTGCAACGCAGGTGGCACAGCCTTCTTGATCTCACCAGTCATCGCCTGAACGTCCTGCATCGTCTTCTCCGCTGCCTTCGTCACCCCTTGAAACCGATTGAACAAACAGTCGGGATTCCCGCCTACAATATCCCCAACCTCGTCCACGTAGTAGCACTGAGTGAACTGCGGCAACGCGTCGTCCACCATCCCTGCAACACTAGCCAGGTGCTTCGAAGACTGATTCACGTTATCGATCGTGGGCTTCAGATCCGCCTGGAGCTGCTTCACGACCCCTACGACGTCGGCAGTCTGCGCGGACAGCTTGCCCACCTCTTCCTTCGTGTCCTTCTGGATGCTCTCTATCCGCTTGTCCAGCTTCTCGGCGATGACGTCTACCTCCTTCAGCACTGGTTTGAGAATAGCCTGTGGCACCTCCAGAACCGCTCGCGCGGCATCACGCCTTACGTTGTAGAACTGCAATGGCAGCTTCCCCGGCAGAGTCAGGGCGTGGTAGAGGAGGACGGCGAAGAACGCCGCCCCCATCCAAGTCCTAACCACTCTTCCGGCTAGAATTGCTTTCCTCATTCAATTAGTTGTTCGTCCAGGTTCCTCGCTGCACGGACGCCTCGTACTGAGTAGTGCTCACAGCCACTACGCAAACGTTGTCTCCAGCCGCGCCGCCGCTAACCAGCGTGCCTGCTGTAGTGCCGTTCGCCCCTTCCAGATCCAGAAAGGTGGAGGCCGGCAATTGCAAGGTGATCGCTCCGGTGCGGGTGACCGCATTACGGAAGCAGAACTTCATACCCACCTTCGCCGCCGTGATCGTGGGGAGGTTGTACGTAATAGCGCCTGCTCCGTTGTTTCGGAAGAACCCGCTAGCCGCTACCGTGATAGGGCTGGTCGTGGAGGTAGTGACCGGCAGCAACAGTCCCGAGGTGGGGTCCAGAGTGGTCACCCCGTAGGTCGCCTTAACCGTGTCGCTACATGCCCACCCGCTTGCAGTGACCGAAGAATCAGCCACTCGAACGGTGTTGTTCGCGCAAGCGGCGAGACGCGCAGGCCCCGTGCCGTCCGAGACGATCATGTCACCCAAGGTCGTCATGACATTACGAACAGGAACCTGCCCGCTCTGCCCGAACAACGTCAAGCCGCTGATACACAGGATCAGCAGCATCTTCATCGCGTTTTTCATCGTATATTTAAGCTCCGTACTTCTTCTCTGCAAATGCCAGCACAGCCGCAATCTTGGCGGCGGTACCGGTCGTACCCTTGGTCTTCTCCAGTGCCAACTGAACACCCAGACCAGCCATAGCCTTCAGCTCTTCCTGGGTCAGCTTTCCATCACGCAAAGCGTCGGTCACCGGCAATCCAACCTTCAGATAACCAGCCTGCACCGACTTCAGCGTAGTGTTGCCGGTCGCGTCAGCAAAGAACCCAATCAGCGGCATCGCCTCGTCGATCAGCGACACACCCACTTTGGCAACCTCCTGCGCCTTCTTACCAGTCAGGGCTTGCCAAATCTTACGTAGAAAGTTCAACTCTATTTTCCTTTCAAGTCACTATTCGTCTTCTCACCTCGCATTGCGTACAGAAGCACAGCAAACGCTTCACCTAACAACGCGTCTGCCTTTGGAAGACCCTTCCATACTGCGAATAACAAACCGGTCGAGCAGAACAGGAGGATGAAGACGTGACCGCCCGGTGTATTCAACGTGTCTAAGAACTCTTTCCACTTCTTCATCCCTGCTCCTTTTGATCGATAGAATTAGGCGCTATCGCTCACCGGCCAACGATATCCTTCAACGGTGTAACTCTTCCACGGGAAGTTTGAGACCTTGACCGAATCACTTTGGTTCCCGCCTAGAAGTCCAATGTGCGTCGGAGACGCCGTCGCCAGGAAACCAACGTGATACCCAGTCGCTGATCCTGTAGCTGCATCCTTCCCTGCTACCTTCTGTCGAATCACAACCACGCAACCAGTTTTAGGATCACAAGGCACTCCCCAGCTCAGCCAGGACTTTGCCGCCGCGCTGCCAGTGCCTTTGATCCCTGCCTTCGCCATACACCAGTTGACGAAGCTCGAACACCACGGCACCTCGTCTGTAGTGGCTTTCAGGCTTGTAGTTTGGTGGTACTCGACAATCCTTGGATTGTGTTCCCCACCAGCCACCTCGTGCTGGCCCACCTCTCCCTTAGCAATTTCAAACCATTTCATATCCATCACGGCTTCCTCACGAAGCTGGCGATCCGCACGTTGTCTCCGTGGGTGAACAACTCATGCTGAATCTCTACCACCGGCTTTCCATACATGACCAAGCCCCTGGCTCTCAGCCCGTCCTTAAAGTTCTCGATGACGTGCGTCGGCATCTCTGTGGTCTCTCGAGTAACGAACGGCACGAAGTAGGTAGCCTCAGCCACGTTGCCTTTAACCCGCAAGGACTGCCTCGCTCTGTTCGACAACATCAGTCGTCTCCTTGATTGGGTTCTGCGCGTCGAGGATCATGTCGAACACCGTCTCCGCATCGCGCTTCAACTGCTCCACTTCACCGTCCAGTACGTCGATCTCGAAGTGGAACTTGATCCCGTCGAGATCCACTTCAGACTGGTGAGTCGCCGACCGGCCGTCGTTCAACTGGAATCCGTGCCTGGTAACCTTCACCGTGTAGCCGCCGAACGCGGCGATGAAGTAGAACTCGTTCTTAAACCGCATGTCCGAGATCAGAGCGATCTGTGGCTTCTCACGCTCGATCCGCGCCCGCAACGCCTGGACCCAGTAGAACGGGTTCTGAGCGCGGCGGTACTCGGTTCCCCACCACACCAATAGTCGGGCCAGGTCGGGATTCGTTTTGTTCTCGTCGATCCACGCAACCTTGTCTGTCACCTGTGGATTGAATTGCTCCACGGTTGTAATAGGGTGCGGCAGAGCCAGGTAGTTGAAGGGTGCCACGTTCCACACCTGGTCGCGCCAGTTCTCTAAGGCGTCGTAGACCTCGGTCTTGAGCTGGTCGGCGAACGCATACTTGCGGATGTCGTACCGGTCTCCGTACGTCTCAATGATGTGCTTCGCTGCGGTGTCTTTACCGTTCCTCGCTTTATATCCAAAGCCAATGAGGAGAGTTTTGTGTGACATGAAATAGTTGTCTATGTGTTACCGTTTGCCGTGCTTCTTCAGGAACCAGGTCGCGTAATCTGAGAACGGGTTGACCGACCGCTCGTGACGAATGTGTGTCATGTCAGCAGCCTGCATCCAATCCCGAACCTTGTCAGGGGTGATCGTCCACATGAGCTGCTGCGGCCGGATCGCCTTGAGACGCCAGGACTGCCCCAGCTCGTTCTGCCCGATGTAGGAGCCGTTGACGATGGTGCGCTCCAGGAACTTCGGCTTGTGCATGTTCCCGATAACGACCATGTCAAACGACGCGCCGACGTTCTTAACTACCTCTCGGTAGGTAGGGTCGTCGAACAGTGCCCGTAGCCGGTCTTCGAAGTTCTCCTCACCACCGCTCGGGACGCCGATACCGTGCTCATACAAGTACGTCCAGTCATAGAGCTTCTTGCTACCGATCTGGGCCGTGCAGATGTCCATCCGAACGTTGTCCAGACCTTTGAGACCGTCTGACAGGAACTCGTACAGTTGCCAGTCGAGGTTCGTATGTGCCTGTCGCTTGGTCGGCATCTTCGGTGTCAGCCTCGGGTGGTTACCGTGAACCGCGTCGATCTCGATAGGAAGACCCAGCGATGCAAGTTCAGCGTAGAACATACGAAGCAGGCGAGCGCCGAGCACCACCGCAGCCGGGTCTGTCAGGTCGTTGGTGAACAAGTACTCAGCGTGAATCGACCCGCTTGTGATGTCCCCTAGCAAGGGCGACCAGATCTTCTCAATGTCTCGAATGGCGGCTCGCTCTTGCACTGCTTGCTTAATCTGTTGACTGTGGTCCCAGAGACGATTGGCGCAGACGATGGAGTTGTAGAAGTTGATCCCGTTGGCATCTTCCGACCGCACCACTTCTGCAATGTGAAGATCAGACACCGCAGCGCAGAAAATCTCTTTAGCGTTTCTCTGTGAGTCGGGCAACTCGTAGGCGCTAGGCTCAAACGAGAAGCCCTTATCCTCTGCGATGATCTGCTTGAACTGCTTCAAGAACTCTACCCGGCTGTTCTGCCCATTCAAAGCCTTGACAGTCTTCCGTACAAAGGAAGCTGTCATCGCAAACATTGGGACGGTTACAGCCTTGGTGCTGGGTCGGACCCACTTGTCGTCACCAGTCTCCCGTGTGGAGCGTGGGACGTAGGTGACCTCGTAGGACTTGACCTTAAAGCGCTCTGGTTCCCATATAGCGAGGTCGATGTTGCACTCCGCAACCAACTCGTCGTAGTTCTTCACACGGTCACTGACGAAGTTGATCGTCCAACCGTCGCTGGTGATTGTGTCCTCTCGGGTGCTCTTCGGCTTCCCGTCATCCTCAGCGGCGACGATTGACTCGCTGGATCGACTGATCCACTCTCTGATTGTCCTTGCGCGGCGATCCCCAATACCGACAACGCGCTTGATGTCGCCACGTGTTGCTTGGTTGGGTTCTATTCCTGCGGCTTGCAGCGCTGAAATCGCGCGTGACACTTCTTCAGCCGAAACATTGTTGTTCAAACCATCTCCATGAAAAATAATCGCCGCCTATGCAGACTATGCAAAAGCGGCGTTTTACTGAGAATCGAATTGAGGAGAAGTCGCACCCCTCCATCAACTAGGATACCACACACCTGAACTTGGTGTCAAGCAGTTATTTGGTGAAGACTCGCTCTTCCAAACGGTCGATACGCTGCAACGATGTCTCCAACAGCGTCTCTACTTTGGTTGCGACGTTCTGTAGAGCTGGTGTCAACTCCCTTAAATCGACGATGACACTCTCAATCACGGCCAGCCTCTTCTCATGATCTGCGCTAGCAGTGACCACACCGTCCAGGGTTTGCTTTTTGTCTTTGAACAACCGTTCCATCACTTCAATCCGGTAGGCTAGCCGAAACACATAACCACCGACCGCTAATACAGATCCGGTCAGCAGCTCGCCGCCCCACTTCGTGATAATGTCCCCCATCGTTTAAACCCCTACTTGCACCAGCTTGTTGCCGTCTAGAGTCCAATTCCCTTGGAGACCTTTTTGACGCACGATCAAGCGAAGCGCGGTTTGAATCTGTGCCTGTAGCTCGGCGATGAAGGATTGCTCCTCGGTGCTGAGCACCACTTCTTTACTGTTCGTTTCCACTGCTTGCATTTCCTTCCTCAATACACTATAATTGGTTGTATGCGCTACTTCTCCACTACAGCCAAAGCGACCTTACTGCCCCTGATTCTTGCTCTAGCGCCAACAGCCGTGGCCCAGACGCCAAAGTTTGACGTCCTGAGAATCAGGCAACAATACTTCTGCCCTGAATCCAAACCCTGCGTCGTGGTGTTTCGGGACACGAGAACTATCCGCATTCTGCCGCCGACCGAACTGGTCATTGCCTACCGTATCGAGGTCACGACCAGGGTGGACGGAACCAACAGCCGCAAAACCTTTTTCGTCGCTCGTGCGGACTTAAGATTTGCGCTCTTCGGTGATTCCGCCGCCCTCGTCGAGGTGCCTCAACCTGCCACGTTCTTTGATATTCCTTTGGAACCTGAAACCGAAATCGTGAACGTCGTTGTGACCGCGCTAGGCGCTATCGGTGAGCCGTCTCGCCAGGATGATCAAAAATAAGCAATCTTCCTGGTTACACCATTGATGTTGATGGGTAAGAATCCAAGACACGTTGCTGGAATTGCGACTCCACCAGCAGCCGCAGCAAAGCTCACCGTAGCCAATACATCGATTGGGGCCGTAGTGCCACTTCCGCTGACTATCAATTGGTGAACATACGCATACCCTGTCGTAAGCCTTGGTATGCCGCCGCTAGAGTCGATAGTTGTGTCTAGGCCGGCAATCTTAATTACCACAGATCCCGACTGAATCGTGACAGAGTTGCTCGAATTATACTGAGCTACGAACGATGAAGACGAGATAACCGTTTGAGGACCACCCGCCGACAACGTGATACTTGAAGAGGTAATTGTCACGGTGTTCGACCCGCTAGCGACCGTCACAGCCGACGATGTAATCTCTACGCTATTACTACCCTTTTCAATCGTCACCCCGTTAGTATCAAACGTTCCCAGGACAGTGGAGTTGTACAGCATGAACACTCCACTAGACGTCACCTGTACGCTGTTGTTACCGCGTGCCACAGTCATACCGGCAGACGAAATCGTCAGTGTGGAATTGGGCGAGGTATTATGATCAACCATCGTCAACCCTGATGAGTTGATCGTAACCTTGCCACCACCGCTGTAGGCGAAGGTAGCTTGCCCCGCGAACAACGCATCTCCCGCGACCAGCTTGTTCACAGCAATCGCATTGACAATGAACAGCCCACCAGACTTCGTAAACTCGGTGCCGAAGTTGCTAGCCTTTGCCAAGTCCACAATGTTCTGCGTGAGTGCGCCACCAGACACCACGAAGTCACTTGAGATTTGAATGTTCAGGTTATCCGAGACATCGGTATAGATCGGCCCTGCCACTCTAACCTGCACACCGCCTCTACCGTTCGGCTGAGTTCCCGGCCCGGTTGGGGTCTGTCTACAGGCGAATACGTTGTCCACATACCAGTACTTGCCCGCTGGCGGCGAGACCGAAGATCCATAAAGAATGATTCGATATGCGGACGCTCCAGAGGGAGCAGTTGCGAGAACCGAATTCAGCACCCAAGCGGCTGACGTGTCTCCTTGAATAGGAGCTGATTGATCGGTGCCAACTTGGACATCAGCCGCATCGTAGAATCTAACAATGATGCGGAACCCGCTAAAGCCGCCCGACCCCACACCAGCGTCACTACCAATATACGCTTCTGCATATATCTCATCTGTTGGGCGACATCCGTGAGACCGTTCCTCATAAACAAAGAAGTCGCCGTTGACAGTAGGGTCTAGCCTACAAGCCTTTGTGCCGGTGTAAACCGTGGAGGTGATAAAGGCGTCGTCAGTGACCCAGCCTACGAAGTCGCTTTCGAAGTCTGGATTGAGAACCACGTTCGCAAGATTACTCGAATTTACAGATAGCCCGCTCGATCTAAGAACCAGCGTTGGATCAAGCGTGGCGGCATCCAATCGGTCAGAAGGAATAGCGCCGTCAGGAACAGCGCCGCCAACCGCCACTACTACGTCCAACGTAGCTTGGAGAGTCCTTGCAGAAGTGTTCTGCCACGAAGAGGTAGTCTGGTCGATTCGGTTCACCAAATAAACCTTTAGACGGACCCCCGCAATAGTGTCCGATCTCGCCGGATCTGCTTCGTCTCCGTAAGGCCCATCGAGCTTTCCAAAGTCAAGCGTCCCTCTTATCGGTAAAGGCGTGCCGTAAATGTGCTCGACGCCGATGGCCGACCCCGCAGCGTCCAGATCCTGCGCGGTAAGCACCACTGCGAAGACATCCGTCGCGGAATACGCCGACGAAGTGTTTACGGTTATGGACGGCAGTGACCAGTAATGAATCCCATCAGGACTTGAGACGTCGTATGGGAAGTCGGGATCTGGTCCAGTTCCAGCAGGAACCGTGATGGTGGTGATTAAACCGGACGCAGGGTTCTGAATCCGTGAAACACTGAAAGAAGAGCTAGTCACTGCCGCTCCGCTAGGTGCTACGTCAGAGTCAATCGCTCCCACCTCGACCGTAGCTGTCCATGATTCGTCGGCTAGCGGTGTGTACAACTCTGTCTTGCTACCAATCTCGCCAATATCTATTGTGCTGGCGCCGGTGAGCGTGAACCATCCGTGCCATCTCCGCGTGCCGTTAACGGAGCCGGATGGATGGTTCGTCCAGATCGTGACGGTTAAAGGATAGACGCTAGCGGTTATTGCCACAGGGACGACAGAATGAACCTGACGTGTATCTTGCGTGAACCACCTACTACCGGTGCTTTCACTACCACTCACACCTGTGATGCTGAGAGCGGGAAGCGTCACCGACGTGATTTCGTATGTTGGTGATGTTTCGAGACCTACGCTATTGAACGCCTTAAAGTGAAGCGTACAGCCAGCAACGGAAGACCCCGTCAAAGGTACCCCATACGCCGCCAAGCTATACGATATAGTAGTGCCGGACGGAGGTTTATAGAACCCACCTAACTGATAAACCTCTCCGTTCGACAGTTCGAGCGCCACGTTGACGCCGCCGAATTCACTGTAATGTGGATCGGTAGTAGGCAACGTAATGACGCCGTTGAAGACAGGCACAGTCAGATGCGACCACGCCTCACCAGAAATGCTTGTCAACGTAGCAGTGACGTTGGGGGCGGTTATTGAAACTGGACCGCCCGCCTCTGCCGTGATTGTAAAATCTCCCATGCTATCCTTTTACTTGTCTATCTGTTAGCCACTGACTGTAGCGCTCTGGCCGATCTCGGTGATGGTGTATGTTGCCGCTCCTCGGATAGTGTCGCCGCCTTGTGTGTCGATGATTACGTCATTCGAACCAGCCACCTTGATAATCGTGGCGTGAAGGCCGTTCATGTGAACGTACGGAGCCATCGTGATCGTCACGTCTGCCGCTGTTGCATCCACCTTGACTGTGTAGTTCCCTGGAAGAAGCGTAGTGTCAGCGGACACGAAGATCGTGATGTCAGCCGACGAGCTGCTCTCCACCACCGGGAACGCGACATGGACGGCCGCAGAATATCGCGACACCGGACCATACACGTTGCTGGTCGTCTTGCTGTACAGCTTCTCTACGGTTGTGTCACCCTCGACCGAGTACCGCGTCAGGTCGAGATTCATTGTTGCGCTCGACGTGATCACGCAGTTGACAGTAGCCGCTCCTACCTGTGTGAAAGGCAAGGAGAACCGCTGCCAGTGACCGCTGAGCGTGAACGTGTCTGTGTCGGACCCGACAGTAGCGGTGATGGTAGACCCGGCAGGACCGCGCACGCTGAACGTCCAGCAATACTGTGTGAAGCCGGTTACCGGAACCGCCGCAGTGAACGTGTCCACCCCGGAGAACGCCGCTGTGCATATCTGTGCAATGTTACCGTCAGGGTTTCGGTCGGTAGCTTTGGTGACTGTAGCGCCGCTGTAAACCGACGCCTGCGTTTGGTCTTCCGACCATTTACAGAAGTTCCCTTTGATAGCCTGACGGATGAAGAACAGTCTGCCCTTTGAATTTCGAGGCACAGAGAACGTCTGACTCGTGGTGCGAGTGACCAAATTCTTACCATCATCAACACCCCAACCGTCATCCGTATAGCGAACCTCGAACCACAGCCCATTAGCGGCCAAAGCTTGACCGGTATTGATATACAGCAAGCTGTCGTCCCACGTCACCAGGTAAGGCTTTGTGACGTCAGGAGCGTACACCAGCCCAACCGAGTTGACATCCACTTCAACAGGGTTCCCTGCCCCCACGTTGCGTTGAAACGCGCCAATGGGTTCAGTCACCCTAGAGAGGAACCGCTGCAAATGGTCAGGCACACCAAAAGAAATCTGGTGCTTAAACCGTTCAACCGGGGTGACAGATTCCAACGTAGTCACTACGCTGGTGATCTCCTCCGTCTGAAAATCCGCGACCGTCAGATTCTGGAACTCGAACAGCGCCCCTGCTCTCGGTTCCCCACTGAGGTACGTAGACCATTGAGTGTAGTCACCCTCGTAGTGTTGATAGGCGTTCTCTGCGACGATGACCGCCGCTGCCGCTTCACACTCTGCCGCGTTCCTTGGGCGCGGCGTCAGGTCTGAGCGAACCGCAGAACGATATCCATTGTCTAGCCATGTGGAGGATTCTGTGTTCACGCTATCGCGATCAACCACCCTCCCTATCGCCGACCCGGCCCTTCGATAGGACAACCTCACCAGGTCGTTCAGCGCCGGGATGTTTGATTCCAGTGTTAAGGAATCTTTGAAGAACACCAGTTGAGCTTGGCCGGGATTGTACTGCGGCGTTCCCAACAGCGTAGACTTCGTGCTCGACCCGGTGTTCGATTGAATGATCGTAGCGACTGGCGCAAGCCCATCGGCCGCATCGATCTCGTTCGGCCCGATCAACTGCGAGGCATACGCGGTGCTCACGATTAGGTCTTCAACGTAAACGCTCGCCCCGTCAACACCACCAGTCACAGACACCTTGAGAACCAGGTCCCCTGGAACCGAAGAAAGGCCGGCTGTAAGCACACCCGACTTCAGCTCGAAGCCGCTAGTCGATAGCCCGCTGCAAGCTGTGCTGAAGGACTCCGACACACCAGTGCCGATCAGAGACACGACAACGTTGCCGGTCGTCATGCCAACCGTCTTCCGCAGCTTCAGAGCCACGTTGTAAGCCACACCGGCCTCGATACGAGCCGAGGCGTCCTGCTCAACATAAGGAGCCACACCACCGGCAGGCGTCAAACGGCAGGAGGTGCCACTGTAAACAACCGTGCTTTCCTGGTGTGCTCCCACCGCTGCGTCCCAGCTCGCCGGGGTCGTGGTGTCAGACCAGGTGTCGAAATTCCAGTTCTGGAAATCAACATTCCTAGACCACTCCAGCGTGGCGTTGATCGGAGTGCTAACGGTAATACCAGTTACAGTGGCTTCCAGGTCATCTGAAGCCAGTGGAATATAGACAGCGTAAAGATCACTGCTGCTCAAGGAAGCTGTACTGTTGAACGTCCATTGATTCGTGATCTCGCCGTTTGAAGGGTCAATCTCGGTAATGAGCGTGCTCCATACGCTGCTGTCTGCTACCGCTGTGCCGCCAAATGTTCCAACCGATCCTGTCCTGCTGCGGTAGCCGAAGGACTGTGTGCGGCGGTGAGTCTTGGTGAATTCCACCAGCGTCCGAATCACGTAACGCTTCGTGGTGTCGATGTTGACAGTCTGACTCGAGTCTATTGTTCCTTGAACAATCGGCTGCAAAGTGTCGCTGTCGAACCGCAATCCATACAGGCACCCGGTCAGGCCAGAGGTGGGTAGAGCCGTCCAGCAGCTCCCGATTACACCTGGACCAGAGCCGGTCAAGAAATCCCACTCACCGTGCATGAACCGAAGGCGTCCATCCATAGGAAGGGGGCTAGCCGACTGCAAGCGCACATCATACGTATCTGTTCCCGTTCCGCCGAGAGAGTTGAGGTACCCATTGCTAACCTGGAGGAACTGAGCCGCAGTGTCGTAGACTGCCCACTTGGAGCCGTCAATGGAGGACGACTCAAACATCTCGTCCACCAGGACCGAGCTATCAACCCCGAACACACTAGAGACTAGCGGAAACGATCCATCGACGCCATTGCCTGCGAAGTATTCATGCACGTACGTCTGAGGCTCGACGTCGCCCAGCACGGTGCAGTCGTTGATAATGGGTTGGGTGCTGGCTTTGATCTTCAGATTTGACGGGGTGAAGTTCGTGTCATTCCCGTCCACAACGACCGGCGTTAACGACGCGTCATCTTGTGGCTTGAAGTAGAGATTCTTGTCGTTCCCATAGAACACAAAGCTGGCGCTTTCACAGAACTCTCTAGCGACGTCACCGAACTTCTTTTGAGGGTCGGGCGTATACTGCGCCACCAATGGACCGTCTTGGATGTTGGTGACATTGAAAACACCCGGCGAACACCGTTCCGCCAGTAGCTTCAAGATCTGCCCCATCGGCTTATTGAAGAAGGTGGGGACAATGCCGAGCGGGTTGAGGCTGAGAATATACTCGTCGCTGGTAGCGCGGTATACATATCCCCACACAGGGACGCCAGCCCTAGAGCCGAGATATTGTAGGTCCGGGCTGTTCGTGACGAAGCCGGTGAACCAGTTGGGATACGTGCTGGTTGACAGCTCAATATACGCTCCGCGCGTCAACTTAACAAAGCTACCGTCCCACGGCACCAGGGCGAAATCGAGCAGGGCAGGTTGATCCTTGGTGTCTGTTTTCGTCAGCTTGGAACCATCCTGAAACAAGTACTTCACGTAGTCCGCGTTGCCGCCCGTCATCGTCGTTGAAAATGTCAATGCCATGCTATTCGGTAGCCTCTAAAAGTTTCAGCAGCGCCGCCGCTCGCGGCCTTCCAATTACATCGAGCAACTTCTCTCGCTTTACATCGTTGCCTTTTGTGAGGTAAGCCAGTAAAAGGTATAGATCAAACAGAAGTGAAGACAACGCCACGCCTCGAAAGCTTGGGCACGACAAGGTCATTGTCAACCCAAGAGCATCTCGAACACTGTCCGTCAGAAACTCCGAACCGTTCAACTCACAGTTCTCTAGAACGAGATCGTTGATTTTCTTAAACCGGCAATTGAAGAACAGCTCATTGCGGTGTACGCCGGTCAGCGACTCGCAGTCTTCGTCGATATGCTTTTCTGTGAACCGATGTAGTGACATTAGAATTTAGGGAGAGGGCGGCTGCGTGTTGCACACCGCCCACTTGTCTAGCTCTTACACCAAAGGACTACCGCTTCGGAAGCTTCTCTCCAATGCCTCCCTAACGCTGTCGCCGATCTGCACCCCGACTGTTCGAGGATCGAGCGGAGACACCCCTGTGATATCACCGTTGATGTTCACGATGACACTGGGATTGCTAGTCAGGAGCGGATTGTTCGAGGAGAAGATTCCACCTGGCTGCATCTGGATGCTGTCGATAATGCTCTTGAGGTCAGTCCATCGCTGGATCTGAATCTCAAGCGCCTTCAACGTCAGTTCCTCATCCTTCCGATGAAGATCACTGATGTCCATCGAGAGGTTGAAGACCTTAGCTTCCATCTCCACCTTGCGGGTCTGTAGGCTGATCTGTTGATCCAGCTCGCCGAGCCGCTTCTGGTGTTCCTCTTCCAGCTCCTTGATCCTCTGCCCTCTAGTGACCGAGCCGGCCTTACGACGTTCAAGCGAGTCCTCGTTGAGGAGGTCAAACTTCTCTCGCTCGAAGTCCTTAGCCAGCGTTACTCTCTGCTTCAACAGGTCGTTCAAGGCGATAGCGTCTTGGATGGCCTGCTGGTTCGCGTCGTCTAGCTGCGACTGAGCATCGGCCTGCATCTTCTCCAGTTGGTACGACAGGTACTTCGTCGCACTCGTGGCGTCACCTCCCGCGCTCAAGTACTGCTGCACGGTCTTGACGATGCTAGTCCACTGAGACTGGATCTGTTGCAGAGCGTCGGATTGCGTAGCCAACCCGGCAAGCGACTGCTCAAAGCTGTCGATGATCTGACGCTGCTGTTGCTTAAGGCTTTGGATCTGCTGTTCGAGCTGCGGCAGGATCTCGTCCAGCTTGTCCTGACCACCCTTCTTCCCAGACAGTTGACTGATCGCGCTAATACGCTGCTGCTCCAACAAACTCAAGGTCTGTTGTAGCGTCGTGTACCCAGCCTGGAAATCATTCATCGTCTTTTGGAACGACTTCTTGACTTCGTTAGCGATCCGCTCCGCTGCCTTGGTGAACAGTGGGCCGATGAACTCCAGAACACCACCCAGAGCCTCACCGACAAGCGGTATAGACTTGGACAGACCCTTAAAGAGCCCTAGCCCCTTCAGCAGACCAAGGCCGTTAGATGCGGCCTTCAGTCCAGCTCCCGCACCGCCGAGGATTCCACCCTTGTCATACGCGGCTTGAACACCCGACACGATAGAGGAGATGTTGGACAACGCTTTCAGACCGACGTCCAAACCAATGGCAAACTTCTCTGTCGAGTCGGCCGCGTCGTTTAGACGCCGCTGAAGCTCGCTGAAGTCCATACCAAAGATTTGACGCTCTAGAGCTTGCAGGGAGTTGGCGATGCTTGGAGTAGCACTCTGAAGCATGGCATCCAAGGCGCTCAACTGTTCGTTGAACCTAGCCAGCGCTTCTGGGGACGAGTCATCCACCCCTTGCAGAATCACTTGACGGCGTGTGTTCTGAATAGCAGCCCTGGTCCCAATCTGCTTGAGAACATTTGACTGCCCCGACCCGTTGATCGTTTGAATCTGAGACTGCAAGTTTTGCAAACGCTCATTGGTCAACCCGGCAAGCTGCTCGCGCATCTGGCGAGTAGACTCTACCGTTTTCCCTCGCGCAGACGCAAGCTGTAGCTCGATCTGCACCTCTCGGATCTTCGCCGCGATGTCCTTATCTCGAATGTCGAAGACGTCTACGTAAGCAGCTTGAACCGTCTTCACAGACTCAGAGATCTGCTTCTGAATAGTCTCAGACTCAAACCCGGCCTGCTTTAGAGCGAGTTGATGCTTCCGCAGAGAGTCTATCTCCCGGTCGTCAATTGCAATTCGCTGCAACGCATTCTGTGCGCTCACACCGAGGTAACGTTGCTCTAGGAGCGCGCGCTGTGCAAGCAACTGCGCTCGCCTGTCCGTACCCTCTGCAAGCTTCGCAACCTCTTCATCAATAGCACTCAGTTCAGCTTGGTGAGTGCTCTTGTCGATCTCTTCCTTCTCATCAAGTGCCTTCAGTTCTGTGATACGCGCTTGGGAATACTTCTCCCGAACGATAGCGACCTCTTGGCTGGCCCCTTCCTTCAGCAGTGTCAAACGGTTGCGGATTTCAATCTCCTCAACCTTGTTCCCTTCCTTGATGCCAGCTCTACGAGCTTTGTCTACCTGGTCTCTTGCCCGCCGTTCAGCATTGATCTGAGAGGCGTCGAACTTGCTCAGAGCATCTTCCAGGTCTCCTGGTGTTGCCTTGTTCTCTGCGATCTGTCCTTCGTAGTACTTCTTTAGCGCCTTACGAAGACGGCTACCCGCAGCTTCAACCGCCTCGATCTCCAACTCTGCGATGTCTTCGTGCTTCTCAGCGGCCTCGCGTTTCGATATCAAGAGATCAGCTTCAGCGTCCCTTACAAGGTCACGGTACTGCTCGTAGTGGTCCTTGATAAGGGCGATCTCCTCGTTGAACTCACCTCGCGCGTCAAAGCGACGACGAGGATTCTTGTCCATACTGGGGTGCTCACCCTTGCCTACCATAGGGTTGTCAAGAACAGTAGGCTGAGAACGATACATCAAATTATCGTTCTCAGAGAACGGTCCGACGAAGCCAGCAGGAGCATACTTAGCACTAGCTAGTTTGGCTAGCTTTGACTGATACTCAGCGAACTTCTTATCTGACTCTCTCATCAGACGGTAAAGGTCGGCTAGTTGCTCAAGATCACTTTCTTGCTTCGGAGCATCTGCTTTCCTTCGTCTGAGGTCGATGTTCCCGTCAGCGTCTTTCTCAAAATGGTCTGGATCGAAGTCAAGCTTCTTGGCTCCAGGTGTTGCCATGCTGCTAATCTTCAACAGCATTGCGGCAGCAGACCCCAGCAGCTCGACCCAGTGAGCAGTGCTAATCACGAGACTGGAAAACGACAGGACTACACCCTTCATTCCGTCGTCTACACCGATTAGCTTCTCGCCGACCTTTTCAACGTGAAGAACAATATCACCAAAGAGCTTGGCGATCTCTTGAACCTTATTCTTGTTAGCGTCCGCCCAGTCAAGCATCTGCTTTAAGACTTGAGCTACTCTATCGTAAACAGGAAGCGCTATAATTGCCGCGAACCGGCGAGACTGCTCCTCAAGCGATTCGACGATGTTGCGGTGGTGTTCTTTTGCTTGAGCTGCCGCAGACAAGTACGGCTTCAGCCGCTCTGTAAGAATTGGAAGAAGATCTCGCTGCTCTTTCGTGCTCTCAACCAGCTTCTTTGCTTCATCTGCGGTGAGGTGTGTAACCTCCAAGAACGCGCTACCCTTCTCTAAGGTTCCGTGGAACAAACGAGGGATGTCGCCCAACAGTCCACGAAGATTCGCATCACCTTTAACCTGCTCATTAGCGATGTTCAGGATTTGTGTGAGGGCTACAATATCGCGCGTTGTCTGAACGTGAGAAGCCGCTCCAGCCGTCACCAGCGACCGGAAGGTATCCTCCAAGTGATTGAACGACAGTCCGGTCTCATTAGCGACGTCGCGCAGCGCCATAATGGACTGCTTCGACGCTTCAGACGCCAGCTTCAGATTCTCGACGAGGTCTTCACTATACTGAATATTCGCATTCAACGATCCTGTGAGATGATCAGCCGATTTCTGGATGTCATCAATATACTTTCTACCGGCTTCCAGCGCTTTGAAGGGTGCTTCCAGCGTGAACGCGATAGCGTCTACTGCGCCTTGGATCAACGTCCAGATTGCATAGTATTCCAGAAGCCTAACCGCCATCTTCTTGATGTGGTTAATCTGCTGGTTCGCGGAAGCCTCCTGCTTACGGTCTCGCTCTTCCTGCTCTCTCAGAGCTTGAACATGAGCGGCTTCAACAGCCTCGCGTTCATTACGGATACGCTTCATAAGGGACTGATCATCTTGTCCCTCTTTAGCTTTGTTAAAGCGCTCGTTCTCAACTAACGCTTTAGCGTGGAGAGCCTCCATCGCTTCGCTCTCGTTTCGAACTCGCTTCGCGTTGTTGTTATGGGTGGCTTGAAGCCTCTTAGCGTCAAACGCTTCGTTCTCTTCTAAAGCTTTAGCATGAATCGCGTCCAGCGCCTCTTGATCATTGCGGACACGCTTCGCGTTGTAATCGTAATTCGTTTTTATACGCGCCGCGTCAAACGCTTCATTCTCCTGAAGAGCACGCGCGTGAACTGCGTCCAACGCCTCTTGATCATTACGGACCCTCTTGGCGTTGTAATTGTAGTTAGATTCTAGCCGCTTAGCGTCGAACGCTTCATTCTCTTCGAGAGCCTTTCCATGAATAGCGTCTAGCGCTTCCTGGTCATTTCGAACGCGCTTTGCGTTGTACTGTATAGACTGTTGTTCGCGCCTAGCGTCGAAGGCGGCATTCTCTTCGAGGGCCTTCGTATGGACAGCGTCCATTGCCTCTTGTTCGTTACGAACACGCTTGGCATTGTAGTCGGCGTCCTGTTTTAGGCGATTCTCGTTGAACGCTCTATTCTCTTCCAGAGCTTTCCCGTGGAGCGCCTCCATCTCCTCCATGTGGTTGCGCGCACGTAAGCCTTGAATTCCTTCTTGCTCGTCGGCAATGAACTCTGCTTCACGCTGACCACTCGTCAGGTTTCGGGTTGTATTCCCCTCTTTCTCAAAGAGTGTCTTCTTAGCGTCTAATACCGCTTGTGCGTCCTGGACGTCTTTCTCTGCGGATTCTTTAACACGCTGCCGGTGCCTTGCCTCAGCCTGCTCCTCGACGCTGTCCTTCTTCTCTGCAAACTCCTGCGTGAAATTGAGCATCACGCCCAGCGTCTCACGCAGTAGTTCAGTGTTCGCGGCCATCTCTTGCTTCAGCCCTGCGAACACTCCGACGCCGAGAATGTCACCGGCCATCCCTCCCAGGTCGGCCATGAACTTCTGGTACGCAGCCTTGATCTGAGCGAGACTCGCCTCAAAAGCTTTGAGGTCTGCTTCAATCTGCAAGACCTCCTTAAACGTCGCTTGGGATTCGATTTCCATAGTCTCTACGCCTCACTCAGATCCACAACCGTGGCTTTATCTTTAAACACCTGCGCCGCCGACGCCCCTCCTAGCCGGCCGCTATTAGGCTCCACATCACGCTGTCCAGGAAGGTTTACTGCCATGCTCTCGACGATCAACGCCTTAGCGTTGTAGACAGCATCCAGGATCTCTTGCTGCATCACCTTGGGGTTGTCCGCAGCACCACTACGCAGTCCCTCCTCGACGAATCGCCTGATGGCTTCACGTATTTCTGGAAGGATGCTGCGAATGCTGCGGTGGGGTCGAATACCAGGATGGTCTACATGGTCGCGCATGACCATCTCTCCGTTCCACGGAAACCTCAACGCCTCCGCGTTTACCGGGTCGATCTCGTAGTAGTGACCGGAAGCTCGACCAGGTTCACCACGTGTAGCCGTGCCAAATTCCGTCCAGTACCACCACGCCAACTCCGGTGGAGTCTCGATACGCGCCGCTGCTCTAGCACCTCGGTTTGCCGCAATGCGTCGTTCCAGTCGCTCGGCAAACTTGCCGACAATTCTGCCTTTAATCACGGCTTGCCGCCTTTCAGGTGTTGGAGTTTAAATAGGCATCCATCTCGTCTGTATTCAACTCGCTGACACGTTTACCGTTCATGACAACTGGATCAGATTCCTCCTTATCGGAGGTGGTCTTGCGCCTCAACTCCGAGCGCTTATAGTTCACCGACGAGGCGTGATTCAGCATTACGATCTGCGGCATTGTTAGCCGCATAGCATCACGAAGAGACCAGTGGTACGCTTGGCACAACTGGTCTATCAGAACGAACGGATTGCCTTTGTGGTCTACTTGCTCCCGAGGTTGGTCAGCTTTAGCATCGGGAGCATCTGTTTGAAAAAATCGACGATGTCGTTGATGGTTCGGTCGTGCTGCATCTGCGCCGCCACGACGCTAGCCAACCGGATGGGGCTTCTACCCAGCCGCTTGACCTCGTCCACGGTGATGGACTGATCCGATTGTTTGCACACCATGCAGGCCATCTCTGGAAGAGAAGCAGCGCAGTACTTCAGCAGACCCGCCGAAGTCAGCCCAGAGTCGCCAGTGACACCGGCCACGCGCCCCGCAACGGACTCCAAAAGAGGTTGTAGATATGCGAGGAACTTCACGTTGTCCTCATACGGCATATCCATGATCGGGAACTCGCGGTCCCCTAGAATCACCTTGGCGCTGGCCATTGCTGGATCATTCGTAGCGGCGCGGGCGATGTCAATGCTTGTGATTTTTTGTTCGCTCATAAACAGAAAAACGCCCCGCGAGATCAGACGTAGTGCCTAATCAAGCGGGGCGTTAGCTTATACACTTTCCCCTACAAACCATCATACTACACTCATGGTGTAGTTGTCAAGGGGTTGCGGGTACGTTGTTGGAACTACAGCGTCACGCGTGGATCGACTTCACAAAGATGTTGCCAGAGTTGCTCTGCCACGTGAAGGGGGCAAAGTCCGCGCTACCTCGGATAACCAAGAAGTCGCCGTTCTGGGTAATCTGGAAGTTCAGAAACGCAGACGGGTGGTAGATCTGAATTTCTTTGCCGTCAAGCTTGTTCTGCATGACCAGCAAGAGAGCCTTCTCAACCACATCCTCCTGGCCGATACCGAACTGGACCAAGCTGCCAGCAGTGATCGTCGAAGGGGAAATGCCGGTGAGGTTCTGCGTCACCACGTCGTCCACCTGGCTCAAGTCAAATTCGACTTGACCAGTCTTCTGACTGATGTAGACAGCTCGCAAGTAGTTGTCCACACCGGTTCGCACCTCTTGCGTTTCCTTGGAATAGGTCAGCTTCGCGTACTGATCCACGACGCCGAGATCGGTCCAACCAGAAAGATTCGCGCTCGGACTGCCGGCCATCTTGGTGGTCGGCGGGGTCGCGGTCGTGTCCTTGGTTTTAATCAGGACTCGGCAACCGGGAAGGAATTTGATAACCTGCGTACCGGTCAAACCAGACGCAATCGGGTCTTGCCGCGTAGCAAGATTCGTAACAACAGCCATTTAATAGATCTCCTTAAGTTATGAAAGCAGTGGGAACCTTAGATACAAGACACATGAATAATGCGTGTACGCTGAATTCACCACTCGTTTGAATGACACTGCCGACGCATCCCATGTCATGTTTTTACCAGTCAACGAAGGGTCAGATGGGTCCTCGTCGTAATCCAGGATAGGAGCGTAGAAGGCAGCACCCAGAATTTGCCAAACACTCTCGATCCATTCAATAGCCGTGTTCTGACTCTCGTGGATGACGTCGATTACCGCACCTACATTAGACAGAACCATGCCATTCCCTAGACGGACATCGAGAAACGACAGATTGACTGCATTAGTTCTCAGAACACCAGCGGCGCGGTCTGTCGGATCATCACGGATGACATGCACCGGAACATCAAGATTGTCTGCGATAAGATGAAGGAACGAGTCTTGTACGTGATGCACGGATCTACCTCTTCTTGCTCGCCAACACCAGGTCAAAGACTACGGTCGTACCGTTGATCACGGCTGGCTCAAATCCAACTACGTACAGCAGTTCTTCGACGCCTTGAGCATCCTTGAACACAAGCACCAGCTCGGGCTTCGCCAACTCCGCTCTGCTTAAAGCGCTAGACACTACAGAGCATCGGTACTCACCGTTAGGCGCTAACACTGTGCTGCTCGTGCCAACTAGCGGCGCGGTGCCGATAGCACTGACTACAGGCTGTGGTGACAGCAACGTGTCAATATGGGTAACCACAACCCCCCTACCTGTGAGTGGATCACCTCCTGTCCGAGTTTGTACCCTTTTATAGACAGCGCGGTCAGTGACGTTGTACTTCGCCATTGCTTTCGCTATCTTTTTGATCAACGAATTTGCGGTCGCCATTACTGCCTCTTTGCTGAATGTGACAGCTTCAGGAAGAACGGCTTCAGATATTCAATAGCGGAGGGAGACCACTCTGTACCACCCATCGAAAAGCGTTGGTGTACACGAATAGAGCCTACGGTTGTCGTCTCGTCAGCAATACCCTGCATCCGACTTGCTACAGCAGATTCATCAAAATTGAGGGTATAGAGAGCTTGTTCACACTGTGCCATCTTGACAGGCTCTGGGATATAGAGGTCCCCGCTAGTCGGGTCACGGTCTAGATTCCGGGGAAACTGTAGACTCTGGTAATAGGCGTACTTGATAGGGAGAGCTTCTCGATCCAAAAACAACACTGTCCGAGTGCTGCGGTCGTAGTAGAGTTGATACTCCTCATTCCCTTTGGCGTTTGCCGTAAACCGTCCAGTCTCGATCACTCGACACGCCTTTATCAACAAGAGTGTCTTTTGAGCTGTTGATAGACCGGCCCATTGCTCAGCGAGAGTTGTGTTGTAGTGGGATTCCCAATAATCATCGCAGTAGTCAACCGTGACGTAGGAATTCGCGTAGCGGTCAGTTAAAGTAGTTTCGAGTGTGACGGCCATGCCTTATTCCTTTCTTCCTGCGAACACAACTGGGAGGAGCCGGGTCGCGACTCCCCCGTCAGTTGTTGATTCGACACTTAGTTGCTCTTCACGTTCACCACGTGAATCGACTTGACGTCCTCAGCCGCCTGAGCGTCACTGTCGTCATCCCAGCCGAACAGGTGGGGACTGAAGTGAACCGTGGAAGCGATGATGTCAGCCTGCAACAGAACGTCGCGGTCGTACTCGACCTGAACCTGCCGCTGATAGAACAGCGCCAGAGCGCCAGGACCCACAATGTAGGTCTGGTACTTGTTCACAGTGCTAACCACGTTAACCGTGACACGATCCGACACGAAGATCGGCAGACCCATCAGGGTCGGGATGACGCCGCTCTTCAGCACGTCGCCGCCGAACTGATACTGGTTCTGAATCGCGCCGAGTTGCAGCAAGTCACCGTACACTTTGGAGTGCATGATGATTGCGCCGCCCTGCAACATCTTCATGTAGTTGTCGCCCAGGGTTCGGGTCATCGCCACAACGATGGCATTCTGGTCCATCGTGCCGTTCGAGTTCGTCTTCAGGGAACCCGTCTGGTCAAAGGTGTTCGGGGTCTTCTCAGCCTCCGTCACGAGAGCCGCGTCAATGTACTCCGCTGCACGCCGACCAATCTGAGAAGCGATCTCAGTCACCGGGTCAGGAATGGAGACGAGCTGCGCGGTGTCGTACACCTCGTACGCAGCGCCAGCACGCTGAACAACCGCGTACTCGGCCGCAGCCGTAACCTTGGCAGGCGTCATCGCCGTACCTTCAGTGAGGGCACCGAAGCCGTTGATGCGCTTCCAGAAGGGCAGCTTGAACTTGGTACCAGGCGCACCCAGGGGGATGGTGCTGTTCACCTCCACCAGGTTGCTGTTACCCAGGACCAGCATGTCGGGAAACTTAGCCGAGATCTGGTCTTTCAGAACCTCGGGATTGATGATATCCGAAATGGCAGTAATAGCCATAATAATTACCTACTCCTTATGAATTGTGTTGCTTGTCTAGCGGATTAGAACTGAATTAGACGAGCCGTGCGAGCAACCTCGCGCAGGCGTCTGTATTCCTTGATGTCTTCCTTAGCGAGTTTGTTCGCCAGGATCGGGTCCGATTTAGGCCCGAAGATCTGTTCGACAGCGTATTTGCCGCCGCCTAGATTTGAACGACCGGCTTCCGCAGAACCGGAGCCGCTCTTAACATCGCCGCGCACCATCCAAGGTTTCTTCGAAGCAAGCTCGGCGTAGTACTCGTCAAGGCTCATGGGTTCGATAGCGGAGTTGTACCGCTCAGAACCACCCTCCCCGAGAACTTTCCACTTACCTTTATCTGCATCCCATTGGACATTTCGCTCAGAGAGAGCGATCACGTCCTCGAGATCCACGAAGTTCAACTTGTTGGCCGCGTTCTGAATTGCAACGCGCTTTCGAACGTTCAACGCTTCACTACGGGCGTCAGTGACTTCCTTCTCCTTATCGGCTGCGAGCTTGCGCAATCGCTCGTTCTCCGACTTGGTGGTCTCACCGGCTCTGCGCATTTCATCGATCTGCGCCTGAAGAGCTTCAACATCCTTGCCGGCCTCTGCTCGCTGGGAAGGTGTACCGCTCTTGGTATTGGCCTTAGCCGCGTCAAGCTCAGCCTGAAGGGACTGAAGCGTAGACTTGGTAGTCTCTAGCTCCTGGCGAGCCTCGCGACCAGCTCGACTCATCGCATCCCTAATCAGTTCGTCCACTCGACGCTGTTGCGCCTCGTCGAACGTCACCTTACCAGGCTTCTGTTCGCCCTCGCCGTCGTGCGGCGGATTCACACTCAAAAGCTGCGTCTTAAAAATCGCCTGAGTTTTGGTCTCAGTAACCATACTGTTCGTTTTCCTATGCACCCAAAAATTAAACGACGACCAGAGGGTTAGGCTGGTCGTCGATGTACTACAAAATCGGTTTGAAGCTCGTTCCCGGTTTACTTACCGGCGAGCGCTTTGGCGGTCGGAACGCCTCTACGTCCGGTGCCTTTCGGGGTTGCGACCACGGTAGCCTTACCCTCAGAGCTAACGCTCGGAGTACTCGGACTATGCGATCCAGACCTCACGTGGTTTGACGCCGGATTCTTGGCAGTGTCCTCATTGCGAAATCCCATTCCCAGTGTCCTTTCTCTAGCACACACGCTTCCGGTGTCTAGGTCTTTTGTTTGTTCGTAGCCGCTGGAGCGCGCTTCATGGACTCCTTAGCGTGCTCAGCCATCGTGTTCGTGTCTTTCGACTTCTGCTGCTCACCTGGTGAGTTTCCTTCAGAGCTGCCCTTGCCAACCAAAGCAGTCTTCTGAGTCTCGGCCCACTTCTTGAAGTCGATCTTGTCGATCTCCTTGTCGATCTCGGCCTGAACCTCAACTGGCAGCTTGCCGTCGAACTCGTGAACAAATCTCTTCAGTTCGGTCTTTACAAACGTCTCAGACTCAATCTGTAGATCCCGCGCGAGCTGCATGAACTGCGTCAACGCGTCGGTGAGATTCGTAAGCTCGTACCGGTCCTTGTACTTAACCTTGCCGTCCCACTCCTTACCGATCCGCTTGAGCGTCAAGCTCATTAGCTGGTTCTCAGTCGCCTCAAGCATGTCAGCTCGGCTAGAAATGAACGGCACGGTCTTCGAGAACGACTGAGCCTGGGAAAAGCCACTAGACTTCTCACCATTAAACATTTCGTTGGCGGCGTCTTGCGATGCTCGAAGGAACATCTCGTTCTTGATTCGCTGCCGCTCCTCTTGAATGAACTTCGCTGGGTCGGCTGGCGGCGAAATGTACTGAGGTGCTTCACCACCCTTGGGGTACTCCAGGATGTTGGCTGTGCCTATTACACCGTCTTCCTGTTCCTTAAACGGAATGTTGCTGTCCACCTGCATCGCCAGCATGTTGAAACATTGCCGATACAGGAACTCCTGCAAGAGGCTCGTCAAGTTCATCACTTCGCGCTGGTTACCAGCGAAGTCTCTCAGGAATGACAGCCCCATGAAGGGGTGGCGCTTACTGCGTTTGAACCGAGCCACAACGATAGGCACTACGCCCAACTCGTTCGGAAACTGCTCCGGGGGCATCAGTACTGGCTTCAACGGGTCCGTGACATCTACCGTCGTCACAACAGTTTGATGTGGATAAAACTCGCTGTATTCCTCTAGCTCTCTCTTAGAGCTTCCAATCACACGGCAGACTGGCTGCATCCGCTTTGCGTACTGAATGGTCCCAAAGGGATCAACAACCCAGTCAAGGATTTCGTTAGGCTTGATCACAACCCAATACGGCCGGATCTTCAAGTCAATCTCGTCCTGCTTCGTAACGATCCTCGACGGATCAGAAGGCAGCGGCGGCGCGTCTACCAGGATGTAGCTCATCCCAAATATCTGCGCATCGTCCGACACTTGACGCATAACCGCGTCTACAGTCTCGCCCTTTCGGTTGACGTCCTTTAAGAAATCCCGATACCACTCTTTGTTCTTGCCTCCATCTCGATCAATCGACTCGGCGAAGATGAAGTTGGTAAAGAAGTCCACCAACGACTCACAATAGTTCATATTGTGAATTCGTTCGCATCGATCGTTGAAGTCGCTCTCGTGCTCACGAGTGTGGCGAAACAAGTTCTTGGAATTGGCGAATTCAGGGCCACCCTCATACGCCGACAAGTAGAAGTTCCAGTGTGGACAATACTCGTCGTACAAAGGGTTTCGGGACCGCAGCCTCTTCAACTCCTCGATCTCTTCAGAGGAAGAGGGTAGAAATGCCGCGAGCGTGATTTGCTTTTTGTTCGTCATTTACATCGCCACTGAATTTCGTCGAAATTCTTGGAGTAGTTCATCCAAGCTGCACCGGCTGCGACTTTGCACCTGGCGCGCATACTCTGCGCTACGCTCGTAGGCGCTAACGAGAATGTCATACATACTGACTTGTGGGTGTAGCCGCATGTGACCACCTCTTACGAAGCTGTCCAGCACTTTGAACATCCACGTTTCGCCGCCGATGACGTTAGCGGACACCAGCATGTTCACGTAGTACTCATCGGTGAAGTGTCTGGAATATCCTCTGTCCCCGGCGTAGTGAAAATGAACTAGTTTTGGGTCTAGGTAAACGGTCTTTCCGTACAGCCAAGCCTTGAGGTCGAAGATCAGCTCTTCACCTCCGTAACCGCGCAACAAGGACGAAGGCCCGTAGCCGCCAAGCTCTTCCCAAACTGATTTCCTAACAACAAATCCACCATGCCCGCCAGCAGCGATCTTATAAGGCTTGTAGTCGTTCTGCGGTGCGGTGGCCGACTCGGCCCAGAAGTTGTAGTCGAGTTTCAGCCTGTAATGGTAGTGAGTATTGTCACCTGCGTAAAACCGCGTCGTCGAGTGAAGAACATCAATACCTAGCTGGTTCATATCCAGCGCGGCACGCTCAAAGTATCGAGGTGCTAGCACGCAATGGTTGTCGAAGAAAAACAGCAATTGACCATCTGCTATTGACGCGCCGATTTCTCTAGCCTCTGGTGGAGACAGCGGATCATCGGTGTGCTCGTGCTTCAACAATCGACCGGTCCTACCGAGATGTAGCAATGTGCTCTTAGCTTCAGCAGGCAACGGCTCACCATTGGTTACGATGACGTAGTTGTACGTGAACTTGGAAGACTCCAGTTCCATCTCACAACTCTGGATCGTGGCCCACAAGCCAAGTGCGTTCCCTCGATGAGGGATGATAATTGTCAAGTCACTCATTCAATTGTCTGCCGAGATGATCCATCGCCTACCTTCCTACACCGCCAGGGAGGGGAAACAAATCCGGCACTCGCGTAAACGTCACAGTCGTTGTCCCGCTAATCGACGCCGATGGTAAGGTCACCAGACCGTAGCCATCTACGCGCAGTAACCCGCTTGCTCCGGTGCTAAGGTTGTACGACACAAGGCCCCCCAGCTTTGGACGAAACGCCTGCGTATTCCTCGGCGTGATGTCCACGGTCGCGTTCCCCCCTGAATTAGAGATTGTTGCGACCCACTGAGTTGCGCTGTCTGTGGTAACGGTCCACGACCAACCAGCGTTGATATAGCAATGCTCCGTCTGCGCTGAGACGGAAGCCTGCGATGAGCAGCCGCTTGCCGTGTCGCTGTCGAGGCTTGAGTTGGCGAACGCCGGATAGCTGACATTCTTGGCGTACGCCGTGTCGTAGTGTGCGAAAAGCGCGTTGATCGCGTTCGCGCCGGTCGAATGGTTACCATTATTCCACGCGAAACTAAAGGCGTAATGACATGCCTTCAATGCGGCAACAGCATCCAGTTGATTTTGCCAATTTGCAAAAGTATCATTCCGACCAATACCCCAGATGATCGGCGGTCGATTGGTCGCGCAGTTTGGCACGTTGGCCGTTGCGATACCGTCCATACGCGTAGACAGTAAGGTGGAACCGTCCGACATCACTTGCCCTGCCGATGGATTCACCGTGCCACCTGTCAGCATCGAGGGGATCTGAAGAATGCCTGACGTATTCTCCCCGTTCCACCGAGGGAGATTTGGAAAGACCGCCGCAAACAGATCGGGCCTGCGCTGCCACGCCCACGAGACGGAAGCCCACCCACCCATCGACTGACCGTACGCATAGACCTTATTCGGATTCGCACCGTAGGCCGCGATACTCCATTCAGTGATCCGATTCAACACAGCCTCGCTGAACTCCCACGCGCGCCCGGTCGGATGATTCAGTGGACTCGCGAGATATCCGAACCAAAACGTTTCCAAGTCTGCCAGTCCGGTGTCCGTCCACAGCGTGTCACACGGAAGCACTTGCAGAGCTAGTTGCCCGAGCGCGGTCGGATAGTTGGCGGTTGTATGTAACTCGCGCACTGCGAAGATTTGCTGAATTCCCTCCTGATAGCCCATTGTGGAGTCGCCCCACAACTGCCAGAGATCGCCGCCAGAGGTGATATTGCCGGTGCATCCTCCCGACTGGTGCAATTTGATGAACAACGGACGGTTGGCGACTCCGGTAATCTCCACGCCCGCATCGCGCGTGGTCGAATCTTCGGAATCGTAGTACTTCAGCGGTAGAATCGTCGCAATCGTCTCTGCTACGGAAACTGTTGTTGCATTATTTCCAACCGAAACGGGCGAATCCGTTTCTACACCCGTGCGATCCGTTGTGATAACAGCGTAGTACGCGCTCTCGTTTGCCGTCGCCGTGTGGACCGCCAAGCCTGACAAAGCAGCCAACGCCGCACCGCATACACCCGGTCCGCACGAATTCGGTGTCGTTGTGCCGGTAGACGCGGTGATGCTCATCAGCTTTCCGGTGTCCTGACGAGTTGTCTGATTGTACGGGAACTGTCCGGTTTGCTGCCCGCTGTTGTTGAAAACTCCGGTCTGGATCAACGTGGACGCCGCGAGCGAAGGTGCGTCTGTGATCGCCGACAGGGATCGATAGACCTTGTACCGATAGTTGGCCGGCGTCCCCGTCGTCGGGTCCGTCCACGTCACGAACGTCTGCCCATCGTGATGTGTGACGGCGATGTTAGTGACACTAGGCGCGTCGGCTGCGTAAGCGATCAGGCAACTAGCGATTGCGGTGATTAAGAGTTTCATCGAGCTACGTCCACGTCTTCAGCGGGGAACTTGATCACGTAATCGCAGAGCACGGGGTCGTTTATCGCAGCGCCGGGAATTTTAAGTGTGCCTGTCGTGATATCCAGCGTATACTCTCCCTCGCGCGATAGCCGTACACCGTTGCGAAACACCGCTGCGGATTCGATCTTCGCGGCGGCAAAGCGGTACGTACCGGAAAACTTTCCGTCTACCAGTTCTTCTGCCACACATCCAGGGTTAGTTGGACTACCGTAGACTACTTTCGTCACAGGACCGACCGCGACGATGCCGAGCGACACTCCGTCTGCTGCGACACCGATGAACGAACCCGGAGCAGCAGGTTTACTGAGTCGTACTTGCTGCTCCAGGATAAGTTGTGTCACCGCTACCTGCCCCGAGAGGCAGAGTGCGGCGCACAAAGCGATTGCGATAAGCGCTTTCATGATCTTCCTATCTATCGGAACGCTACCAAGGGCGCTCGCTCAGATGAATAGGTCGCGGCACTCGGCAGTGTAATATTCTGTCTACAGTCACCATTCGTGGTCAAGGTATTGCTCTGCTGTGCCCACGCAATGTTAGTCACGTAGTTGCCTGCGTTCGATGAAATCGCCATGCGTGCAGTCGTAGCCGCGCTTGCCCATCCTAAGTAGTACCAATTACCACCAGTTAGTGTGGCCGATCCGCCACCGGAAATAGCCTGATCTTGGAAGCCAGTGCCAGCGTACGTAGCTGGAACGGTCCCCGCTACAAATGTTCCACTGCTGTCGTATATACAGAGAGAACTGTTGTTGGCACCATCTGCTACCTGGATGTGGAACATTAAGCGGCTAAAGTTGACGGTGACTGGGACAAAGATTCCAATCAACACAGCCTTTGTCGCTGATCCAGCGGCTTTACCGGACGCTGTATCACCGTGCGGCGTCACCTGCCAGTACGAGAGCGTTGGGCTACCACACGAGCCGCTGCTCCCATCCACTTTGACGCAATCGCTCGCGCTGCCGCTCACATTCCCGAGGACACCATTAGTCAGTTTCGCTGCGCCGCTGCCCGTTGCGCGCTTACCAGTCTTACCACCTGTGCCACTGAACAGCACCACCTCACCATCTACCGAGGTAGATGTGTTGGATGAGAAATCCCCACCGCTGGCACTACTGACGACCCAAGCCGAGCCGTCCCACACGCAGAAACTCTTAGCCGTGCCCCCGCCCGCGCCGCACCCACCCGACACTAAGGCGTTCGTAAGTTCCCATGTGTCGTCGATGGTAGGCGATGAAGCCACCATTTCGGCGTATGTGCCTCGCCCATTAAAACCGGTTCCGTTTGCGCCAGCAGTACCAGTTGCACCTGTGTCTCCTGTCTCGCCCGCTGGTCCCATACTGCCGGAAGAGATAGCACACACTCGGCTCGCTTCCGCACCACTGGTGGTGATGGTCACAGCGTTCAACGAGTTCGCAACAACCGATGTTACGCTCGTCGCCGATCCAGTTCCACCGAGCATGTCCCCGCCTGAGTCGTAGCAGGCAACCCAGGGCTTCGTTGTACCTAAGTTATGTGTGCAGGTGGTTTCCGTGTCGTTATCGAGTGAGCAAGAATACGGCGCAGTTCCCGCCATGAACTCCTGCCACTTGGTCGGGTCGGTTCCCGGCGTCACGCCCGTGCTGGACGCGACCGCAACCCACGAGACAGCGTTGTAGCTGACTCCGTCGTACGCTGAGTAAGCCGTACCACCAGCCCACGCACCGCGCCAGGTGTACCCTTGACCGGTAGCTCCGGTGGCTCCGGTTGCTCCGGTTGCTCCGGTTGCTCCTGTCTCGCCTTGGATACCTTGGATACCTTGGATACCCTGAAGACCTGTCTCGCCCTGAATTCCCTGCTCGCCTTGAATTCCTTGAATTCCCTGCTCGCCTTGAATTCCTTGAATTCCCTGCTCGCCCTGGACACCCTGGATACCTTGAGACCCAGTCTCGCCTTTTTCTCCACGAAGCGGTATAACCGGTAGAGTTCCTTGCGCGACCTTCACGTCGTCAATCGAAACTTCTGCCACAGAAGTCGGAACATTCCACGTCTCATACCATTGCGTTCCGCCTCTAAGCAGAAACGACACGGTATAACTTGTAGACACTACCGACCACTTTGTAGGGTTCGATGTCGGGACGGCGTTAGTAGAGTTCAATAGAGCTACATACGTTCTGCTGCTATACGTGACTCTGTCGCCAGGACGATATGCTGTTGCAGAAGACCAGGCCGAAGCGCTCACCCCAACAACCACACACGTGTCGTTAGGGACAAGAGCAACACTGAAATCACCACCCTCAAATCGCACCGGAATGGTTTTGTCGCCTACGTAGTCAGACCCAGACATGCACGGCGCAGTGATCTTGATGAATGCGGTACCATCTGCCGCCACTCCATCCGGCCCTTTAATGGTCTGCGACACTGTCGTGGTGGCCGACCACAGCGCTGTCTGTAGACACACAAGCGCGAAGAGGATTCGTAATACAGGTTTGAACTTCACTGGTCGTTATTCCTAAACGTTGGATTAGATGCCACGCACTTGTGTGAACTTATAAACCCAAGGATCTTGGGAGCACAGCCAGTTTGCTAAAGCAAGAGAGATCACACAATCGTCGTGTTGACCTGCTGGAGCAGAGTATTTGATTGTCCCGCTCTCGCTCATCTTGTACTCATAACTCTGAAGCTCGCGCCGCAGAACAGGAATGTCAGGGAACGAGATCCTCTGCTGCTCGATGCTTATCTTTAGCTTATCAATGAGCTGCTGCTTAGCAGTAGGCCCGCTGATCTTGTATGACTCAACCGGGATACCTGCGCTCCTGATAGTCTCTACGATTGGGTCGCCGATGCCGGTGGAATCGACAACAGCCAGCGCCTTGTACTGCCTAGCTACTTGGATGATCTTGTGATACTGGGATTGCCAGCTCATCTTGTTGAAACGCTCGTGATAAACAACGTGCTTAGACGCTGCATCCATCACGGTGAGGACTGTGTAGTCCTTCAATTTCGCCAAGTCCACGCCCATCACATAACGGTGTCCGTCTGTGTACGGCTGTAGAACCCCTCTGATGCAATCTCTGACACCTCTGAATACGCCGGCCGAATCCTCGAGGAATTGCGCGCCGACTTCCTGCCGGAACACATCATCCGGTAGGTTCTTCTTCATGTGTCGAATAGACTCTAGCTTGACGTGAGGGTTCGTCCAAGACGGCATACGGAGCGAGAACCACATCTGGAACTCGTCATCATCCGGGTTGTCAAACTTTGGTGAACCGTCCTCGAAGAACTTCTCACCTCGTTGGTAGAAGTCGTAAAACCAGTTCCGAGCGTGAGGAGTGGAAATGAAGAAGCCTTTGCCCATCGTCTGCGTCACCGTGGTTAACAGGGAGACTGCGGAGTCGTATGGGCAGCGAGCCGCCTCATCCATGACAAAGAAATGAACACCGAACCCGCGAAGCGAATCCGGGTTGTCGCCTGATTTGAATTCAATGACGCTATGCTCTGCGCCATCCGGTCGCAACAAGACCAGCCTTAGATCGGCCTTGTATTCCGCAAACGTGTCTCGCGGAAGGAGACGCTTGACGAGGCCGTAAGCCATCTTCGACTGCGCGAACGTGGGAGCAACCCACCAATTCAACGTATCCTCTGATCTCCAGGCGCGCTGAACAAGAGCGATTGTCGAACCATAGGTCTTGCCAAACTTTGTGCCGCAAGCCCCGCAGATGAAGCGAAGAGCAGGATTTACGTCGAGAGCATTCACCAGCTCGAACTGACGAGGGTGAAGAGGGGGAAGATGGAGAGTGACCGGTTTAACTAGGGTCCTCTCTGTCAAAACTTGCGACGTATTGTAGAAGTTCTCAGGAGCTTTTTTTCGAGGCATACGACGCAGTTCACGAGTAGATTTCTAGATAGCTGGTGATCCGCCAGCCGTGGTAATCAGGCCAGCGATCTTCTGGGTCATACACAGCGCCGTCCCAGGTCAGCATCCAGTGGTGAGCGCCTTTGCCACGGTTGAGGTACAGGATTGCTCTAGCCGGTAATACCGGCTTCGCACGGGACACTCGACGTAGGCGATCTGCGCAGGAGACTCCCAGCAATCGCAAGGCTGTTATGACCTCTCGTGTGTTAGTGCCGCGCTCCTTATCATGTCCTACAGCATCAGTGGCTTTGCTTAGTGAAACTCCTGCCGCCATTGCTACACACGCTTGTCCGCACAGCGATGACCCTTCAGGTTGACGGACGAGTTTCATATAAGCGCTCGAAGTGGGTTGACGGACGGGATTCGAACCCGCAACAAGCGGATTCACAGCCCGCTGCTCTGCCGTTGAGCTTCCGTCAAACTTGTTTAGAAAGTGAAAACGCCACCCCGGTTAAGAGGTGGCGTCGATCCCAGGATGCGATCCGTGGGAGGGGTTTAGTGCCTGCCTACAGGCTTAACGGATATGGCGTACAGCGCCGTAGCGCCTACGCATCTGCTCGTACACCTGGTACGTCAGCTTGTGGGACTTTGGCGAGGATAGAGATATCGTGCTCGAAACGAGCCGCTGTATTGACTTCCTAGTTCCTCCAGGTCGTCTGCCGCGTGTCTCAGCCAAGTAGCGATGGATTTTCGTCCTCGCTTGGACATCTCAGCCGCATTCTTAATCGTGAGGATCGCGGCGCTCTCGTACTCATTACTCATTCGTGTTCTCTTCTGGAGCAGGGAGCATCTTGACATCTTCGAACTCAGCGTCGATAGCTTCCATTCGTTCAGTCTCGCTCTGATCTACTTCGATAGTCATGTCCACCCTGCGAGTATCAACCGATCCGTCTTTCGTGACGACGGATTTGTACTCGAACTTGTCGATGGTCATGTTCCCCAGATTCTTCGGGTAATAGCCGAGGTTTTGCAGCAACTCGACTCGATCAACCTGCATTCTCGCGATAGCGCGGCAGTGGTCCATGTAAGCGCGGCTCCCCAGCTCACACTTTTTCTTGCTACGCTCGATGTCGATTACCTGTCTCTCGAAAGTCAATGCGATGTCGGCGATGACCAGGCCGATGTCGTCCTCTTTGACGAGCTTGGCCTTCTCTTCGCGGATTTTCTTGAAATCCTGGCGAATCATAGCCTCATTGACGTGAAACAAGTCGCCCATAGCGACCTTGGTCATGTCAGGCTGGGTCGCCATAAGGTAGGAAATACAATGGCGGCGATCACCGGTATTCAGACGCTCACCCGCTCGTGCGCGGTCGATGAGCTGCTCGGCTTGTGGCCTTAACATTCAAAGTCAGTACTAGCGTACTAGAGGAAGCAGTTGCACAGTATGCAAATCATGCTACACTCATCGTCAAGTTTGATCTGTATTAAGTGTACCACACAGATTCCGAGTGTCAAGGGGTAATGCAGAGGTTGGTCCGTAAGCTATACAAAGTAAACAAACTATTCCAGGAAGATTGATAATGATCTGGCTAGAACCTTGCTCGGACTGCGGCGATACATTGCCAGTAGAGCTGCTTCATATGGACTGTAATAACTTGGAATTCACTTGCGATTTCTGCGCTGGTGTGCATGAGAGGAAGACACCGGCTGAAAGCCAACCGGCCGACCCTCAACTTTCGGAGTGTACTGACGGAGGCCCTCCTCTAGGGGAGTCCCGAGAACCTGGCAGACTCGGGCCATTGTTTGTTCGTCGGGCCTGGTTACGTCGTTGAACCAGAAGTACACAGACGCTCGGGAGATTTTCACGAGTCTTGCAAATTTCTCGACCGAAAGTTTTCTCTCTCGTATTTTTGGCAATAGCCATTGTTTCAAATGGTTATAGTCATTCTGGGGCATACTATTCTCACAATCGCTTGGGTACAGCGTAAAGCATTAGAGTCAAGTGCTCTCGCTCGCGTTGTACAACTTCATCGTAATTGACACAAGGGGTGGTTGTCAAGTGGTTTGACCATTAAAAATACTTAATCACCACACGTTGCAAAACAACGAGAATTGTTGTATAGTGGTTAAAGATGAGTGAATCACGATTGCTAGTTCCGTCCGAGATGAACCCGCCCTTGAACCGAATGCTGGTTGGAGACGAGGAAGGTTTGCACAAGCTGCACAGCTTCTTTCAGCGGGAGAAAGAGCCAGGGTTCGACTTCGAGACCAACATAGTGCCTACGTTCGTCCACCGGAAGGTGAGGACGCTTCAGTTCGGCAATCGCGAGGAACAGTATGTGGTGGACCTCCTCAAATTTGCAGGCACCACCGAGGTTCTGATGGACCAGGGGTGGAGGAAGCCCGGTCGTTGGGTACAACCGGTGCTGGACGTAGTGAAACCTGTCCTGGAGTCGCGAGAGTGGCTTAAGGTGGGTGTCAATCTAGCATTCGAATACGAGACAGCCAACTGGTGCCTTGGTCTGCGGCCGTTCTGGTTCTGGGACTGCATGGAGACGGAGCGTATGTTCTACCAGGGCAAGGTAGACTACTTCGCCAAAGGCTTCTGGGCGATGGACGACATGGTTGAGCGATACCTGCGCCTGAAGATGAACAAGGAGTTGCAGAAGTCGTTCGATCTTGAGACACCTCTCACCGAGGACCAGCTTGACTATGCGGCTCTCGATACACGCCTCCCCAAGGCTATTCGAGTCGGCCAACTTCGTATGGCTGAGAAGCTCAAAGTCGAGCGCGCGGTCCAGATCGAAAACGACGCCATCCCTGCCTTCTCCGAGATGAGGCTTAACGGCAAGAAGCTGTCTCAGGAGCGGTGGCTTGCTCTCGTAGAGTCTATCGAAACAGAGCATGTCGAACACGTCAAACAACTAGACAAGTATTTTGTGCCGGTTGTCGGTTTGGCGGCTCCTCCAGACGTAGACCTGAAGGCTCTAGAGGAGAGGTGGAGAGACGAGAAGGACAGAGTTCGTCGAGCAGAGTACCTCGAAGAATTCAGGGAAGCAAGGCGCGGCGTAAAGAAGTTCGATAAGGACAAGGACAAGTACGAGGGCGAGGCGGCGGTTAATTACGACGCGCCTGAGCAGCTCCTATCGGCACTCCAGAAGATGCCTGGGTTCAAGTCGCTGAAGGGGACCAGCAAGAAAGTGCTGGCTCGCTTCTCGGACAAGCCTGTGATCCAAGCTATCCAGGCGTTTCGCAAAAGCGCACACGCCTTGAAGTCCTTCGGCCGGAATTGGTTCGAATACATCAACCCCGATACCGGACGAATTCACGCGAACCACCTTCAAAACGGCACCGAGACTGGCCGACCGAGTTGCGTTAAGCCAAACCTGTACAACATCCCGAAGGACAAGCGCTACCGCAAGTGCTTCGTCGCCGAGGAAGGCTACTCGATCATCACGGTTGACGAGAACGGCGCAGAGTTGCGAATCATCGCCGAGATGAGCGGTGAAGAGTCGTGGATCGCGGCTTTTTCGAACAACTGGGACATGCACTCCCTGATTGCATCGAGTATGCAGGGAGAGAAGTGGACGTCGGCCAAAGGCGTCAACTGCCGGTTCGAGCATGACAAAAACAAGTGCGAGTGCCCTGAGCACAAGACGATGCGCGACGGGGCCAAAGCCATCAACTTTGGTGTCGCGTACGGTAAGGAAGCTTACGCTCTAGCCGAAGACCTCAAGGTCGCAGTCGAAACAGCCCAAGAGCTGCTGGCTATCTGGCGCAAGGCGAACTCCAAGGTGCAGGCGTTCCTGACGAATTCAGGCAACTTCGCCAAGATGAACCTCTGCGCGCGAACGTTCTCTGGCCGTGTCCGGTTCTTCGAGAAGCCGACGTGGGAACTGGCGAAGAAGAGAGCGCTGGAGGACGCTGAGAAGTTCAAGCGAGCACCTCAAGCACGCGACGTCAACAAGAAGTACGGTGCGATGTTTGGCAGCATCGAGCGCGAGGGCAAGAACACGCCGATTCAGGGTGGCAACGCTGACGTCACCAAGACCGCGATGGGTGCTGGGTATGACAAGAACGGGAGGCCATTCATGTGGCATTTGCTGCCTGACTACGACACCTACATCGTACAGATCGGTGACGAGAGGGTTGAGCTTCGTAAAGGCGACGTCAAAGAGTTTGACGCGATCTTGGAAGTAAAAACCGCTAGACTCATAAACCATGTGTATGACGAGTTTGTGGTTGAGTGTCCGACGCTGACGGCACAAGCGTGTATGGACATGATCGGCGACTGCATCCGGCGAGCAGGGGCAGAATTCATGACGAAAGTGACGATGGAGTACGAAGGACATATAGCCGAATGCTGGACGAAATAAGAAAGACGCCGGTGGAAGAAGAAGACCAGCTATATACCTGCTCTCACAACGAAGAGCGAGGCCAAACCGGTTTGTGTGAGGACTGCGAGTGGTTGTACAGGCTCCAGTGCTCGGGGATGGAGGATTTCTGCGGTTGAGTGATTCTGGATTCGCGAATTTAGAACCAAGGCGAAGCCCCTTCCGCGATTTTCAAAAAGATGAGGAGATCTGATATTGACACTGAAGATTAAGAAGTTGGCCCCGAACGCGGTCATTCCGTCGTATGCGCACGGACCTGACGAAGACGCTGGATTCGATCTGCGGGCCATCCAGCCGGCCATTCTGAAGCCACTAGTTCCTACGCTCGTAAAGACCGGCCTGAGCATCGCTCTGCCGCCTGGATTCGAGGCGCAGATCCGGCCGCGCTCGGGACTGGCTCTGAAGCACGGCATCACGGTGTTGAACAGCCCTGGCACGGTCGATCCTGGGTATCGAGGAGAGATCGGCGTCATTCTGCTGTGGACAGGGGTCAATCGCGGGCCTGGTGCGGAGATCATCATCAACGAGGGTGATCGAATCGCGCAGATGGTTGTCGCAAGGTATGAGCCTATAGAATTTGCCGTAGAAGAGGAGCTGGCCGAGACAGCTAGGGGCGCTGGTGGCTTCGGGTCGAGCGGCCTACAATAGGATTGCATTCAAAAGGGTTGTATCGGGTGTATACCGGTACAACCCTTTTTGTTTTTTATCTCACACATTTCAGCGTTCAATCACAACTACATTCATTTTTTGTGTTGACCAGAGAGTGTCAATTGGTTATTCTTGTGAACACCGGAGGCACATTGAATGTCCATGAAACCCACTCTTGAAGCTCCTAGAACTCAACTGGCTGAGCTGCTCACCTCGAAGATGGAAGAGCAGGGTATGACGATGAACGAGCTTGCTGAGAAGCTCGATGTGACGTACGAACACGTTCGTAGGATTGTCAGGGGTGAAGGAATCCCGTCCAAATACGTCCTGAAGCTGATCGCCGAAGTGTTCAAATTTAAGTATCACGATCTCGAGAAGATTGCCGTATCCGACAAGATCAAGAAGAAGTATGGCAGCATTCCGGCCGAACTGGCGGGAAAGGACCCCACCCTGGAACCGCTTGAAAAGCTGTGGTTTAAGCTCCACGAGGAGCAGCGAGCGGCCCTCATCGACATGGCCTCGTCCTTCGCTCGACGAAATCGCATCGCCAAGGCGTCGTGATGTGTGGGAAAATCGGTAGTTAGTTGATCAGACTGCTTGCAGATTCGGCTGAATTCGCTGTAAAACGTTGAAATGCAAGCAGTTATGAGCCGGGATAGCTCAGTTGGTAGAGCGGCTGACTTGTAATCAGCAGGCCACACTTGACACAACACAGTTGTGTGTTTTACACTTACAACTGGCCTAGTTGTGTGAACCAAATCAACATTTTATGCCGTATTTACTGACTTTTTCATCATCACACTCGTCTGTGTTGCAATACACACAATTTATGTGTGGCGTCAATATTTTACGGGTCGAAACGGCGTAGTTAACTGCTCAAAAGCCAAGGGGGTTTCGCGTGAATTTGATGCAAATGGTGCCGCTTTTCATCGACAGTCGGCGTCGTGGAATGTACGGAGCGCGGAAACAGTGCTCTGAAAAGACAATCAAGATCTACCGAGAGAACCTTCAGGTCATTCTGGGGTTCCTGGCTGATCGGCCAGTGCTGCGGTTCGAAGACGTGAACCGGGTGCATCTCACTGCGTTCTTCGACATGATGCTGATCAAGCAGAAAAACAAGGTATGGAGCGAATCAACGCGGCTTCAGGTGCTGCGCACTCTGCGGGCATTTCTCCACTGGGTAGAAAAGGACCCGGACTGTGTTGAGGATCGGCTGGACGAAGTGGCCAAGAAGCTTTTGAGGCACATGCCGCAGATCCCGAAGAACCCCAGACGCGACGACATCCCCAAGATGAGGGATATTCGGGCGTTCCAGGGCACGTTCAACACGCGCAAGGTGATCGAGCATAGAGACTACGTGGCGAGCTGCCTCATGATGGACGACGGAATGCGGATCGGCGAGCTGTGCAACCTGCGGCTGAGCGACATTGACTGGGAAATGAAGATCGCTTCGGTGAATGGCAAGACCGGCCGTCGTAACGTCCCGATCAGCGCTGGTATGGTGCCGCTGTTACGGGGCTGGATCAAGCGCCGCAGAGAGCTGAAATCGTCAGGAAACAGCGAGTTCGTGTTCCTGAGCGCTCGAAGGCCAAAGATGAGTCCTGACGCATGGGCCAGCCACATCGCCCGCCATCGCAAGAAACACGGTCTACCGAGGATCTCTGCCCACTCATTCAGGCATCTGTTCTGCACCAACTACCTGGCGAAGGGCGGCGACATGAACCGGCTGATGAACATCACCGGCCACACGTCGTATGCAGTGCTCGGCGAATACCTGCACCAGGCCAAACTGGCTCAGAGGGAGTCCAGGGACGAATTCGAGAAGGTTACACTGTTAAAGGAGCTGTGAGATGAGCGACGAAGATGCTTACATAGATCGACTGCTAGACGAGATCGACCAGCCGGTCCCGGTCGAGGACCCGGTGGCGCACGAGATCGCTGCCGGTAGACCACCAAGACACCTAAAATTAGTGTAGAGTACTCATGAGAGGAGTATGCGTAATGGAACGAGATCTGATAGAAGCCGCCATACGAGGCTACCAGGAGCAATTGCGGCTGATCGACGTTAAGGTGGCGCAGATCAGCCGCCAGATGGCTGGCAAGTCAGTGGCAGCGGGTGTGGAGACCAGGAAGAGGAAGCACAAGATTAGCGCTGCTGGTCGGAAAAGGATCTCAGAGGCTCAAAAACGGCGTTGGGCAAAGAAGAATGCGTGATAGCGACGTCGGGAGCCAGTGAATTGACCTGATTCCCGTCTGCGGGTGGTGGTTTTCATGGCACGGAGAGAGCCGCCACCCTTCACTACGAATTTCTGCCTCGTAGTCCTGTTCAGTCTCTTCCCTTCCCTGTGATTTTCACACCCCAAAAAATTACGCGAACTCGCTGCAAACAAAGCTTTGAAACCGCCCGGACCATGAACCGGTAGCGTACAGCCGGCGTAGGGCGTCGTACCACTGTTTCTTCGACGGCTTGAAGTGGCTGCAAGACGTTGATACAGCGGTAGATAGGCTCCAGGACGGTTTTCAGCGTATAAAAGTTGCGTGAACCCGGCGCAGGACCACGTAAACCACGTAACCCCTACCATCAAAAGGCTTTAGCTTCGTTGGGACGTGGTAAGACATGGTAAGTAGTACGTGGCACGTAATAGAGACGTGGTATGGACGTGGTGGGCACC